TGTAGAAGCTGTAAAAGCCATAATTTTCACCCTTCCTATATCAAAATAAATCTGTTAGATAAATTATTAGATTGTTTCAAAATAAATCTGTTAGATAAATTATTAGATTGTTGTTTCTGCTGCAAAACTAGCCTTTATTACAACCAATTCTTTTGGTCTTATAACTTTTGCACCAAAAACGTCCAAACCTTTTATAGCGTCACTAAAGCTACTCTGTGGTCTAAAAGCTTCTGTCTTTGTAATATTTCCTGCAAAAGATATAGCCTTTTTTGTTCTAGCAAAACAATAGTCATACCCACCAGAGCTATAAATATTATTACTCATAAATACTTCAAAATTAAGAAACTTTCCAACATAACCGCTAGTCAGTGTTGCGTCGTTTTGTTCCACATTTATAATTTTTGCAAGTACCATTTTAGTATAAAAAGATGGAGAAACTTCTAGGACTATCATTTCGTTCTTTGGAACATTGTTCTTCCAAAGTTGTTCTAATGCACTCATAATTGTAGAAATACAAAGAACACTAGTTAAGGAAGTTGCTGTTATCGTCTTGCCAGCTTCGGCATATTTTCCGAATATATAACTATCAACCACATCCGATAAACCTGCTGCCGCTTCTTGCTTAATGGAATCCATTAGATTTCCTTTTGCTTGTCTCTTATCAATATCATCGATCTCAAAACAAAAGTACTTTGCTTGATCTATAATTAACTCTGTGCTTGCTCCTTGTAAGTTCTCTGGAGTAATAGTTGTAGTATCTTTAACATAGTTAGAAATTGTTGGGCGTGGAACAGTATTAATTTTTACCCTATCACCAGAGTCCGCAATTTCACCTTCATAATCAGTATTACAGTTTTTTATTGCAACGCTTTCTTTTGCTCTATCTCTAGCAATTTGAGCACTCCAAACCGTTGGTATGAAATTGTTAAATGACATATATTATCATTCCCCTCATATTTGTTTTCTTATTTCCATGTTTTTTGAGATTGCAATATAATGTCCAAATTAGACTCCACTTCTTTTTGCGACATTGCTTCTACTTGTGCTTTCGTGAAATATGCACTATTAGATTGACCATTACCAGTCAAACTGCTTGGGCTATTAGTAGCATTTTTCTGGTTTCCTCTTAGTGCTGCTAATTCTTGTTTTAGCATTTTATTTTCATGTTTAGCATAAGCATCAAGGATATGTTTACCTTGGTTAACTTCCTGCCAAACTTCGACAGGAATAGATTGTGGGTCTATATCTGGATATTCTGTTAGGAATTCATTGTATTGTTGATTTTGTTTTTGTTTGGACTCATTTTCTTTGAGTTGATTTTCATATGTTTCCCTAAATCTTTTATTTTCAAGTATTTCCTTAGCATATTGCTCAGGAATATTTTGTTGTATCAACTCATCTAATTTAGCTTGTTCTTGTTGTGCCTGTACTGCTTGTATATATTCATCAGGTGTCATATTGTAACTTTTAGCAAGATTCTCCACGAATGATAGTCTAGGATCATTTTGTAAAGCTTGGTATGATTCATAAACTCTATCATAGTTCATGCCTTTCTGAATATAGGTTGGAGCTTCTTCGAGAGGTATTTCCATATCTTGGTGTTGATATCTCACCTTTATAGCTTTTATTGCCTCTTGTTTTGCATTTTCTTGTTCTGTAGCTTGATTTTCCACACTGGTATTCTGTGTACTATCAACACTATTATTTGTATCTATATTATCCGTACTTGGTGATACGGAGTCATTCGCTTGTGTATTTTCTATATTACCCATAATTTCATCAGCCATTTTTTATTCTCCTCTCATGGTTAGAGACTTAATATATTTTTCTTTATCTGACTGTCTATATAAGTGAGTAGCAGGATATTTTGTATCTACATATATTTCTATATTATTACATGCAGCTCTTATACAAAAAAATCTATCCTCGCCATCAAAGCTTATATTATATATTCTATCATAATTGAATTTTTTGTAAACATCAGTTTTTATTAAAATACATGCTCCTGTCATGCCAACTGGATAAACTCCCTTTTCTTTCCATTGTTCCATTGCTTCTATAGTAAATCCGTAAGAATCCCAGTACCAGCAATTAGGCAAAATAAGTCCATTGTTTTCCCAGTCAGTCCAGAAAATTTCAGAAATAATTTGTTTTTCTTCCTTGATCAAAGATAGCAAAGTTTTTGTCTGTACAATTACATCACTGTCCACCATAAAAACATAATCAAAATTATTCCTAAGGGCAAAATCAGCAAGTCCATTTTTCATTGCTATTACATCATCTACATTTTTTCTATCCCAATTATGCCTATCTTCATCCTTCACAAAATTATTTTCTGAATTAAATATAGTATAATTTATTTTTCTACTATCACATATTTCTATTAGATTAGGAGAATTATGTAATATAAAATGCTTTTCGACTATAGTATTTTTAGGAATAATTAAGTTATCTAAAGCATTTAAATAAAGTTCAAAGATGTCGTTATCTTCTCTGACTGGTGCACATATTAAAACTTTTTTAATTGGATTGTTGTAAGAATATAAAGCAGGATCCTCGTCCAAGATACTTCTATACTGATTAAGGTTACCCATTTTACCGTCTTTATCAAGTTTCATGTATCTAGCATATTTTTCCCACCTATCACTTTTTTTTGCCCATCCCATGTGTTTTACTTTAACACAACACTCAACATCCCATATTGCAGTCGCAACGTTGGGAAACCTTCCACAGTGTAGCTTACTATCATTTATACAAGTAGATCGAAGCAACTCAGTTACTCTATAACAAAGAATCCAAGGTCTTTTATGAGCATTCCACAAATTATCTTCTCTATACTTCAGATCTTCGCCACTTGTCCAAATGTCAAAAAGTTGAAAAACAATAGCATTTATATTGTTTGTATTAGCGACATTTATATTCGAATATAAGTTAGGTATAGTTTTTTCGTCAATTATTTCGTCTGCATCAAGACACATAATCCAATCGTTATTGTCACATTCTTGTAATGTTAACCTTAACAGCTTGTTTCTAATACTAGATTCATTTTTTGTAAAAGATAATTCTTTCTCTAAATAAATTAAATCTGTATACTTAGAACAAATATCCACAGTGTTATCCACACTATTGTCATCCAGAATTATAATCTTAGAACAAACTTTCTTCATCTGTTCTAACGACTCCTCTAAGTATCTATGACTTTCATTTTTAACCAGCATCATTCCAACTATTTCATTCATTTTCTATAAGTCCTCTCTTATTATCTCTATAAGCCAAATAATGTGCTGATCCTATTATTTCTTGGCTTACATGTCCAGCACATAAGTTAGTATCAACAAAAATCTTATAACCCGATTCTATAGCTTTTTCACAAAAACTTATATCCTCGCCATTTGTGGCAGGAATAAAACAATCAATACCAATGTTTTTGAATACATCAACTTTGATTAATGCACATGCTAGACCAACTCCAACACATTCGATAAGACTATTTTCATTCCATTCATACCATGGAATATACTCATTTCCAACTTTATCCTTATAAAAGCATGGATTGTAAGGTGGAGTCCTCTTAAATGCCATCATAGAAGCTATGTCTAAATTATGTTCTAATAATTTGTCTATATCTCCATACTTTATAACCATATCCGAATCCATAAAGAAAACGTGAGTACAATTAGCTTTTAAAGCCTCTTCCACAATTTGTTGCCTTGCCTTATAAACTAGACAACAATCTATAATAGTTGTATGTGTTATAAATCTACTACCCAATCCCATCATACTAGCAACTGTTTCGAAATTTACATTTTTTGTAGTAGGCATTCCAAGTAAAATTCTTGCTTCCATAATATCCTCTTTTCTGTTTAATTTTTCTGAATGTTACACAACTAAGTTATGTAACATTCAGATTTAACTTATTACTATGTTTCGTGGTTTATGGTAATTCTGAATAGATTAATAGCTCAATTCTATTTCCAATTTTGTAAATTACAAACCAAAAAACATAGTTAAATTATACTCTTAAAAATTAATTTTGTATGCAAGTTAAAGAAATTTTCCTTGATCAGATAGAGACATTTTTTATTTCGATGTAAAACTAACATTATTTGATCAAGGAATCTTTAAACTAAAAAAAGAATCCAGTGTTTTTATGCGGTCAATATACGAAAATAAGATACAAAAGTAAACGTTTGTTAACCAACGTTGAAACAAGGGTACAAAAGTAAGAAGTTTATAATTGTACCTAAAAAAAACAACGACTTAATTTTTGTCGCATTAACTTAGTACAATCGTATATTAAAACGGATTGTACTAAGTTAATGCGACAAAATCAAAAAAGAATCCAACTTTAAATCAGACTCTTTCTTACATATATTTTATTTTTTCTTAGTTTTAGTCTCTTTCTTTTTCGAAACAATAGACATAGATTTACCCTTTACAGGTTTAGTTTTATCATCATTACATTTTTTATCTTTCATCTTAGCTTCTCCCATCAATCAATTTTTAAAAACGCTCCTGAAGTATTGTACCCTTTCACAACTTCTATAGCCTGATCCAATCCCAAAGCCTGATAATCATTTATACCATCAAATTTTAGGCTTTGGATATCTTTTATAATACGCTCTACAACTGACAAATTCAAGATTTCTTCACTTTCATTATCTTTGTTAAAAACTAATATGTTTTGGTTTAAGTTTTGATTATCCATATTATCCCCTTTCTATTTTTGTGGACCCATTTGCATTTGTTGTTGTTGCATTACCTTTAGAGCCGCTTCCATTTGAGAAGGATCCATTTGTTGTAATCGAACTTGTTCTTCTTCTGGCAATGTTTCCATAAATTGTGCCATTTGCTCATAATCTATATTTTGTTGTTGTCCTTGCTGTTGCTGTAATTGTTGCTGTTCTAGCTCTAATTGTTGATTTAATTCATCAATTAATTTTTGTTTTTCAGGAATAATTCCATTTGGAACTCTTTGTAAATACTGTATAAATGTTATTTTATCAGCACTTAACAAATTATCTAGTGTTTGCAATGCTGTTAGTTCACTCCACATTGTAGAGGCGCCAACATCTACTTTAATTCTATATCGTAAATCCTGTTGTCCTCCAACCTTAACTTGCTTTGTTTCTCCATCTTCTTGAATTGTAGCGGTTCGAGGAGTTATATATTTAGCTCTAACAAAATCTAACCAAATATATCCTAAGTCCTCAATAAACTGCATCATATTAGCCTTAATTATTTCGAGAGGTACCGCACTTGACTTTTGTACTGCTATTATTGCACTTGTATTGTCTGCTGCTACATTGCCTAGTGCTGCATCCGTAGCTCCAAGCAAATCTTTTGTTAGAGATATTGTTGTATTTATAATATCAAGGATCCCCGAACTCATTTGACCAACTGGAAGTGTTTGCGCTGCTCCTGCAACATCACCCTCACAACCAATTGCAACGCCTACTTCATTAGACCATGCTGTTATTCTATGCTTATCATAGATTACTTTCGACAATGCTGTATCCATCATGTGTTTCATAATCATGGCAAATTGCTTATTTATGTAAATTTGGTTAGGAATAATACCTGTGATAGGAGCTTGACCGTGATAACTATTTTTTCTTTCATCCCAATTCATCCAACAAATGGGATAAAGTTGCAATTCTGTATCGACATCTTTTGTTAACTGGCATACCCTAATACTTTTTCTCATAAATATTGTATTAGTTTCTTCATTTAGATAATATTTTACAACATAAGTAGCTTTGGAGACATTGTCTTCTTTGCCATCTAGCTCATATTTACCACGGTCACCAGACTGGTTAGTATAATCACTATCAGCAACTATTTGCATAATTTTATCTTCACTTATACCGTTTTTTCGTGCTTCTGCTTTTAGATTAAACACCGTTTCTCTTCCAGCAACAAGGATATAAGGCTGGTATGGTCTACCATTCTTGTTTACTATGTTTGAATTAGGATTGCCAAAGAACACATTAACATTATCTACCTTTTCAACTTCAAAATCCCCTTCAGTTATTCCATCGACATATGCTTTAGTGTTCCAATAAGTGTGAAAAGATAAATCACCGCTTACAGCTGCATCAAGCAAACCTTTCATAATTAGACCATTCAACTTGTCAAATTCCCACTTTTGATCTATATATCTAGTTAAATTTTTAGCCTGTTCATCTTCAGCGATTCCATCATATGTGCTAAATTGCATTTTGTAAGGTTGACTTACTAATGCAGCAATAAAGTAGTTTATTACACGCTTTATAATGTTAAAAACTGGAGTTGGTAAACCATTGTTTTTAACACCATTCCACTGGTCTCCTGCATACATGCGTTCATTCTTATCTACTGTTGAGTATAAATCTATTCTTCTTTTATAGTCTATACCAACTTGATAATCTTTCCAATCCGCCGAAATATCACTATAACTATTGCTATTATTATTTATACTTGGCATTATTTATTCCTCCTTACTTCCTTTTTGTGGTTCTCCTGTATAAGACATTATATTATCCCAACCTTCTATTATAGGATCTTTGTCCAATTCTATTTTTTTAGACTCTTTTTTATTCACTATAGAATTTATAGGTAATCCCTTACTTACTCTTTGCCCTTCTATAAAGCCATATCTATAGATTAACATTCCAACAACTAATCCAATTATGTTATATAAAAAAAATATTAATTTATCCATTTACTCACCTTCTTTTATTAATAATTTATCCATGAACTGGTAGGTTCACCACCAGTAAAATTGTTAACTTTTGGTTTTTCGCTCTCCCATTGAGGTATTACTTTTTTGGTAATAACACTAAGTTTAGGACGTGACATTATCCCATAACGTATTGATTCAGGAGCGTGTGTTATTTCATGTGGAGTATTGGCAACATCTTCAACATTTTTTTCATCATGTTGCAATAGTGGAAAACACCTGATTAAGTTAACACAATTTTGAAAAATATTAATTCTTGGTTTATTCTCAATGCCACTATCATAAAACATTAAATACTCTCGCAATGTTCTCCACCCTTGGACTCTACTATCATTAGCCTTTATTAAATTCCTAAGTCCTGATTTTATCATTATTTCTTGTCCACTTTCTCCTGATTCTTGGCGTCTATTCCATAAATCAGGTGAACATACAGTATATGCAATTTCTTCATCTTTGTTAGTCAACTCCACAATCTTTTTTGCTGATTGGGATAAACTTAAATTTGATTGATATAATTCCCTATATATATAACAATATCCTTTTGTATCTACTGCCCACCAGTAACAAGCAGTCATGTCTAAGCCATAATCTAGACTTCTAAACTTAACCCAATTACTAGGAATCTCAAAAGGTACAATTACATGAGTATTACTTCTAAATTCGGGATAATATTGACCTGCATACTCTTCCCAGCTTCCCTCTAATAATGCGTTTTTTTCTTTCTCTGGAAGCATCATTAGATTTGCAAGATAATTGGGATCATTTTCAAGAAGCTTAGAATTATCGAATAGACTAGCAGGAATAAAAATTCTATCTCTAATCATAATCTTTTTCTTATAAACGTAAAATTCGTTGACTGTTTTAAAAGCTCCTTGATCAATAAACCTAGATTTCACGAATCCATGCCCGACTCCACCTGGATTCGCCGTTCCCCTCATGTAACATCTAAGCCCTGCTGCTCTTGCTCTACATCTAGACAATAGATACATATATTCTTCTTCCAAAAAATGAGTTAATTCATCAATCCCGATAAACTGGAATTGTTTGCCTTGATAATTAGTTTTGTCTTTTGTATGTTGCATTGACGCAAAATATACTTTTGATCCACTTGGGAAACTAAAAACATGCTTTGAATCATTGAATTTTACAGCAGGACAAATTATTTTATATAGCTCTAAAGCTCTATCTATAAGCTCTGTAAGTTGTGGATATGTTTTTCTAAATATTATAGCTCTATAACTTTTATGTTTAATTTGTCTCAAAGCATCTATTAATATTGAATCGCTTTTTCCTCCACCAGCAGCTCCACCATACAAAACTTCGAACTCACAACGACTTAAAAATATTTTTTGTTTTGGCTGAGGACTCCAAACAATCTCAACATTTTTATCTGTTTTCATTTTTCTTATCCTCTTTTTTTCTATATTCTTCTATTAG